GATTTGTCTTTGATGGGCGAGGCAAAAATTCTTGATCTTTCGAGAGAACAAGCGCTCACCCAAGCCCAAGAGCGCATCAAGGAGCTGGAGCAACTTCAAGAAGGCGCATGGAATAGGATAGGGATCCTAGAGACTATTATTCGTGACAAAGAGGCCAAAGAGCAAGCACTCGTGGCGGCTTTGGAAGAAGCTGGTGGGGTGTGAGTGTTTCATCTAGCAATTCCAAGTAGAGATCTGAAAGAGTCAGAAGAGTTTTATAAGAACTTGGGCTGCTCTATTGGGAGAAAATATAATACTCATGTAATTTTAGATTACTTTGGGCATCAGGTTGTTTGTCATCAGTCCACTCTTTGGGATCGTGATGTCAAAATGTATCCAAGGCACTTTGGTGTGATCTGTAGTACAGAGAAGGAATTAAAGGATCTTTGGAATAGATGGCAGTATGCCGACTTTGTCTTCGAAGAGTATTTCGTTAGACATGAAGGAAAGCAGGCGGAGCATCATACCTTCTTCTTGAAAGATCCAAGCAACAACATTATTGAATTCAAATGGTATAAATATCCATCTACGATTCTGGGGAACAAATGAGCTGGAATGTCTGCGAAAAGAATCCGAAAGCAAAACTCACAAAAGAAAACCTTTTTGAAATCAATGAGCTATTTAAAGCTGGAATCAGTAAGTCTGAAATTGGACGTAAGTTCAATGTCCATAGATCCACAATCGATAGAGCCATAAAGAGATATAAGTATTATCAGGCTTAATTAGCCCCGATTTAGATCCTATGTGATCGACACTAGGTATCTACAAGACTTACTTGCCATCCTTAAGCTGCACAACGTCATGCATATCAAAATGCAGGGGCTTGAGCTTTCTTTTCAAGGCAGCCAACCATCAAGTGTTGGCAAAGTTGGCGATCTTGGCAATGTTGATTCAACGCAAGTAATTGCTGAGACATTACGCAAACAAGAAGAGGCTATGCCGCCTGATTTGAGGGCGGACAGTCTTATGGACTACGACAAGATCATTAACTGGTCTAGCCCTGATCAATCGCCTGATGAGCCTCCAATGCCCTTAACCGGTGAAGAGGCCTTATGAGCCAAGACGTTAGATCTCTTGATTACACTCAGTTCACAGAAAAAGGCAAAAAGGGTTCCACCAACCAGATCCTCGATAAAGTAAATGTTGGAAATCGAGGGATTAGATGGTGGCTTGCCGAAGAGGAGATGCTTTCGGACGCTGTGTTTTCACAAGTGGCGGCGATCATTCAAGCAGATAAGGGGCGCATAGACGCGTACAACACATATGCAAAACTCTACGGCACATGGACACCAACCTTTTGGAACGGATATCAGCTCGCAAGCTCAGGACGTCCCTCAGCCCCAATGCGAGAGAGGCTTACGTATAACATTGTTCAATCCTGTATTGACACTCTCACAGCTAGAATCTCTCAAAATAAACCAAAGCCCATGTTCCTCACAGAAGCCGGAGACTCAAAGCTTCAAAGAAAAGCAAAGAAGCTAGATTCTTTTTGCTACGGACTTTTCTATGAAAACAAGCTTTATCAAATGGGACCAAAGGCTTTTAGAGATGGTTGCATTTTTGGAGAGGGAATTGTCCATCCATATGAAGAATTCGGAAGTATCAAATATGAAAGAGTCCTCCCCTATGAACTCTTGGCAGATTACCTTGAGAGCCATTACGGACCAGAATCTACAAAGAGCTTATTTAGAATCAAAAACATCGATCGCACTGAGCTTATGGAAAGCTGGCCAGACAAGGCAGCAGATATTGCGAAGATGCCTAATACTTCTATTTTCATATCGACGAGCGCACGCTCTGTCGCGGATACCGTTACAGTGGTCGAGGCCTGGAGATTACCAACTGGAAATCAAAAAGGTAGACATGTAATTGTAGCTCCGGGAGCATGTCTTTGTGATGAAGACTATGAAGAGGATTTCTTTCCGTTTGCCATTTACCGGCATAACCCTCGAGTTTATGGCTTTTTCTCACAAGGAATGGCCGAACAGCTGGTACCTACCCAGGTGGAAATTAATCGAACTCTCATTTCGATCCAAAGATCATTATATCTCGGTGGCACTCACAAAATCTTCGTTAAATCCGGATCAAAAGTAATCAAGTCCCACTTCGATAATATGATTGGGACGATCATGGAATACGCCGGAGATACTCCTCCGCAATATGTAGTTCCTCAATTAGTGCAGCCAGAGATTTATGAGCATCTGAAAGACATGAAGACAAGTGGTTATGAATTAGTGGGGATAAGTCAGTTGTCTTCAGCAGGTCTAAAACCACTCGGTGTTGACTCAGGCAAAGCCCTACGCGCCGTAGATGATATTCAAGTTCAGCGCTTCCAAACTGTTGCTCAAGCTTACGAACAGTTTTTTGTAGATCTTGCGAAGATAACGATTTCGGTTTCTCGTCGGGCATATGAATCTGAGGGTAAACTATCAGTTAAGGTTCCTGGCAAGAGATTTATTGAGACGATCGACTGGAAAGAAGTCGATCTAGATGACGATGAGTTCCAACTCCAGATCTACCCAGTCTCTAAGCTTCCAAATGATCCAGAAGGACGTCTAGCCACTATCCAAGAAATGATGCAGGCAGGCCTTATTGAGCCACAAGCGGGCAAACGATTGCTTGATTTCCCAGACCTTGAGGCTGAAGAAAACCTAGCCAACGCTACTCTCGATTATCTCCACAAGCTCTTAGATGACATTGTTGAAGAAGGTAAGTTTACCGCCCCAGAGCCATTTGACGATCTTCAAACGGCCAGAAAACTTGCGCTTGAATACTACGCACAAGGAAAGCTTAATAACCTCGCAGAAGAACGATTAGAGCTTTTACGTAGATTCATGACGCAAATCGATGGGCTTCAAGCTCAAGCAATGGCTGCTATGGCGCCTCCCACAGCTGGTCAACCAATGGCCAATCCAACTCCTACTCCACAAAGCAATTTGATTCCTAATGTTCCACAAGCTGGAGGCAACCTCCCAGGTTAGCCCCAATTCAGAAAGGATATGACAGTGAGCACTACAGAAGCAGGCCAAATCTTGGATAAAGCTGATAGCATTGTTCCTACACCTACGGGCGTGGCGAACAAGGATGTTCAGCCATTGCCCTCCACTCCTAAAGAAGAACCAATTTCCCCCAAATTAGCGGTGCTAATGGAGCGGGAAAGACAGGCTCTTAATCGCGAGAAGATGGCAAAGACCCAAGAAGAGAAGCTGAGAGAGCGACTTCAAAAGGTAGAACAGTTTGAGTCCGTTAAGAAAGATCCCAAGAAAGCATTAGAATTCTTGGGTTTAAGCTATGACGAACTGACTCAAAGTATTCTGAAAGATGGAGAGATCCCTCCAAGCGTCGAAATCAAAGGCTTAAGGGATGAGATCGATCAACTAAAAGAGCAATTGAAGCTGAAGGCTCAAACAGAAGCAGAAGAACAGCAAAAAAAGGTGAGTGAACAAGAAACTCGTGCGGTCTCTGAATTTAAATCTGAGATCAATGACTACTTGAAATCAAATGCCCAGCGGTATGAGTTAATCGATTTCGAACAGGCCAATGAGTTGGTCTATGAAGTGATCGATGAGCATTATAACCGAACCATAGATCAAACAACCGGAGTTGGTAAAGTAATGCCAATTCAGGAAGCAGCAGATCGGGTCGAGGAATATCTCGAGAAGAAATATCTAGCTGCAAAAGAAAAGAACAAAGTGAAGGCCTTTTGGTCGAATATGCCAAAGGGATTACAAGATCAATTAAAGAAGCAGGAAGTTAGTCAGCCGCTGAAGACATTAACCAATAACTTGGGGCCACGTGTTTCCCAGAAGGTAGATAGACCTCCTGAGGATAAGAGGATTGAGAAAATCGTCCAAGAACATATGGCCAAAATGCGCTCGCAATTTGCGGGCTAATTAATTTAATAGGCGGGGAAAATGTCTACAGTAACTCCATTTATCGGTCAGTATTCCGAAGGGAATGGAACCATCGCGAATGGTCCATTTACAGCGAATACGTCCGGCGTCCTTGGGATGCAAGAGATCGCGGGGATCTTAAAACAGATCTACGACGGTCAAAAGCTTGGGATTCTTTATTATAAGAACAACCCACTCTTTAGTATGCTCAGTAAAAAAGAAGACTTCTACGGCGAAACATATCCTTTGCCAGTTATGGTTGAAACACCAACTGGTATCGCGAACGTATTTGCCAACGCACAACTTCCCAACCAGTTGGCCAATGGTGGTTCTGGTACAGGTGGTAACTTAAATCCAGCAACATTCCGTAAGTTCATGCTCACTCGTGCGAGCGTTTACGGTGTTCACGTTATCGATCGCCAAGCGATGCTTAGTGCATCAAACAACATTGGCTCTTTCGTTAACGGTCAAGTGGCACAAATGGACGGCATCATCCAAGGTGTTACAAACCTAATCAGCCAACAAATCTATCGCTCTGGTTCTGGTAGCGTTGGTCAGATTCAAACGATTGGTTCAGGTTCAACTGGAACTCTCGTAAACGGTCAAGTGCAGCTCGTTAACCCAACCGACGTGAGATACTTCACGGCAGGTCAGGTTTATTATGCGACTTCTGCCGATCCGATCCAAAACCAAACTGTTACTCAGCGCACAGGTGTTGGCTTCCTTCAAAGCATTAACCGTGCAAAAGGTGTTCTTACATTTGGTGATGCAACGTCTGCTTCTCCTGGTACGACTCCTCAAAGTCCGACCGCTTGGGCAGCAAACGATTACTTGTTCATCTCTGGTACTTCGCCTCTTAATGGTCCAACCATTAATAGCAACAACTATCCAGTAGCATTGACAGGTCTTCAGGCATGGATTGGTAACTCACAGAACATTTCATCGAGTGATGTGTTCTTTGGTGTGAACCGCTCGCTTGATCCTTGGCGTCTCGGCGGTGGTTTCTATGACGGTTCAACGAATGGTCAGTCGGTTGAAGAAGCTCTTTACGATGCTTCAACAGCTCTCTTCATGGAGGGTGGATATCCGACACACGCCTTTGTTGGTCCTAACGCATACGCAGCTCTTCAAAAGTCGCTTGCAGCTCGAAACATCTTTGAGACCGAAATCGAAGGTCCTCAAGATGAAAACGGTGTTGCACACGTCTTCTTTAAAGGGATCAACATCCAAGGTGCAGGAAGTAACTTTACAGTAATTGCGGATCGTAACTGTCCGCCTTACGGAGCCTTCCTTCTCTCTATGGAAGATTGGGCACTTTATAGCTTGAAGTCGATGCCACACGTAGTTGATGACGACGGAGTTTCTTTCTTACGTCAAACTTCTGCGGATGCTTTCGAATTCCGTTTGGCTGGTTACGGTCAAATTGGTTGTAAAGCTCCTGGTCGTTCGATGTTTGTGAAACTCTCGATCTAATAATAATCCTCCCTAAGGGCTGAGATACGCCCTTAGGGTTTTGGAAAGGATAAAACTATGGCTACTGGATATGGTGTACCGGTCAGGTTCACAAAAGAAAAAAACGTCTGGGATCTTTTTGGGATTTATAACGTTGGTTCTGGTGGAGCGCTTAACGTTGCAGGCGTTGCAACCTCTCAAGGTCCTCAGTTTATCAATAAGGGTATTGCCAACATTTGGCAAAATACTCCTACCTTTACTGGTGTGACCAGTTCTGGAAGTGCGACCATTACGAGTGTCAGTTCCTTCTTAGGAATTTTCTCCGGCATGGCACTTCTGAATGCTGCGAACATTCCAGCAGGGGTTACGGTTGGAACGATCTCGGCCTCAACAGGCTCTATCGTCATCAACGGTGGATTTGCTTCAGGGTTTACTGGATCAACAGGTGCAACGATGGTTGTTTCTGGTGGACAGTACATCATTCAATTTGGTGTTCAGTCGACGGTTGGATCGTTATCAAGCAACGCAAGGCTTGATACCTACAACAGGCTCTTAGACTTTAATATGTCTTATGATTCGTCTACTGCTTCATCGATCGGAACAGCGACTCAGGCTCAGATTACTCCAACGACTAGCGAATATTTTATTGTGAAAGACAATACGCAAGTAAAAACGATTCCAGCCGTTGCGACTTCATCTAGCACTGATGCATGCTTGATCGTTCAGTTCGGTAATAATGGTGGGCCAACAGGTTCAGTCTTTATTCCAGCGGTTCCGGCTCCTGGTACAGCAATCAAGTTTGACTTTACTTTCGGCAATACGACAGCGCCGTAAAGGGAGAGAAAATGATTCTGTTCGATCGTAAGAAAGCACTTAATCAAATTATGGGTTCTCCTCACAAGGAGAGCCCTCAAGAAGATCCAGCGCATACGATGGCGAAAGAAGCAATCGACGCAGTACACGCAAAAGACCATGTGGGATTTGCAAATGCGACGAAAGCTTTGTTCATGCACTACGATTCTGATCCGGATCAAGATGGAGATACCCATGATTCGGTGACAGGACGAGAAGATTACTAAATAAGGGGGCTTTATGAGTACGAGCTCACAAGTTTCGCTCGGAGCTATGAGACTTGCAGCTCAAGAGGCCTCCGACTTTGAAAACAATCCTTCTGTTAGCACAGAAGTATGGAATCAATTCCTTTCACAGTCTTATAAGCGCCTTTACGATATGCTCGTGGCTGCTTATGGGAATGACTACTACATTGCTAATCCCTATCAGTTTACGCTCACGAGTGCACAGAGTTATCCACTTCCAGATGGTTCATCTAGTTTTAGAACCGTAAATGGGAATGTTGCACCAAAGTTTTATAAGGCAACCGGCGTTGATCTTCAGTATTCATCGGCACCTGGTGGTTGGGTTACGCTTAAGAACTTTCAGTGGATTGAGCGAAACAAATATCTTAATCCCAACATCACGATCAACTGGAATGGATATTCGAATTTAAGATACACCATTCAAGCTGATAGTCTTTATATCGTGCCCTTGCCGCAACAAGGTCAGCTTCTTCAGCTCTGGTATGTTCCGGCACCAACTAATCTTCAGTTTAGGCTTCCTGGTTGGTCGGTTTCAGGAACTAATGTCATTGGATCAATCACTGATACGACAGGTCTTACGGTTGGAATGAATATCACTGCTAATCAGGTACAAGGCATTGTTCCACAAGGAACAACGATTACGGCAGTTGGATCAACGACAGTGACGATGTCGGCCACTGCTCAGAGCACTCAAAGCCCTTTCATATTCTCTGCGTGGAGTGATGCAACTCTCATGGAAGGAATTTCTGGTTGGGATCAGTTTGTCATCATTGATGCCGCAAGAAAGGCCATGTCTAAGAAAGAGTTTGATGCGACCGATATGAAACAAGAGCGAGATGCCATGATTTCAGAGATCACAGCAATGGCTGAAGCAAGAGATGCTGGACAAGCGTTTCACGTCTCTGACGTTCTTGGAGCTAATTCGATTCAAGATGGTGACGATGGTGGCTGGGGATTTGGTGGCTATGGAGGATTATACTAATGGCTCTTCCTATTGTTCATGATCCAAATCAGAACTTGAATCTCATTCAGCAAAAATGGAAGGCAAAGTTAGATCCTATCTTTTCTAATCCAAACGTCAGTGGAAAGCTTTTAACAAATGTGAATTTGAACAATGGCTCAACTCAGATTCCTCATGGCCTCGGTGGCGTTCCAAAGGGATGGAGAATTGAGGATATTACCGGTCCAGCCACCATTTATAGGTCCGCTCCGTTTGATAACCAGAACCTAACCCTTACAAGTAGTGCTGCGGTTACTGTCAACATATGGGTGTATTGAGATGCCACTTCAGAAGGAAACAGTATCACTTAATTTTGGGCAAGGACTAGACACCCTTGATGATCCAAATCAAGTACCACTTGGTAAGTTTACTTCACTTGTTAATACTGTTTTCATCAAATCAAACACTGGATTAGTTGGAGCTTTAAAGAAAAGAAATGGCTTTCAGCCTCTGCCGGCAACTGTTTCTACTATTTCTTACATTTGCAACTATAACGAATCGATCGTGGGACTTGGTCAAGGAACTATCCAGCAGTTTTCTCCAACGGCAAACTCTTGGTTTAATCAGGGTTTTTATCAGCCTCTTTCGGTGAGTGCTAAAAGCCTTATTAGGAATTCCTACTCTCAGTCCCAGCAAGATAGCGCGATTGCAGCTAACGGCATTGGATGTGTGGCCTATTCTTTAGGAGATCCATCCAAAACCTATAAGTATTCGATCTTTGATTCTTCAACTGGCCAGATTATCTCTGGACCAACTACGCTTCAGGTAATTTCGACTACGACTTATGTTATTGGTCAGCCAAAGACGTTTACCTTAGGCAGTAGCTTCTTTGTTGTTTACGGCGTCACAAGTTCAGCGAATGCTTCAAATGGTATCGTGGCAACAAAGATTAATACGTCGGCTCCATTTACTTCCTCAACTCAGCTCATAGCTCCTAATGCCTTCATCACAAACTATGTGCAAACGACTGCAAGTGAGATCTCAAGCGGAAGCTTAGTTTTAACGAATGATATTTTCTATGGAGCGATTTTTGACGGTGTTGTTGCGAGTAGCAACATCGTCTTATCTCAAATCACAAGCCGAATTGGAGCAAGCGGCAATAACGTTATTGGATTAAAGATTTCGCCAACAGGAGTGGTTTCATCTGCAACCGTGGCGGTTGGGTCTTACTCTTGTGCGGCGATTAGTGTTTGCTTTGATACTCAAACATCAACCGTGTTTACGACTATTGGATCTGGAACAGCCCTCACTTACCTTGGGACGAATTATAACTTCTCTCAAAGCTTCTCGCCTGTTTCAGCCTCGATTTCCTCGGCAAGCCTTAACTTTATTGATTCAACCGTCTATGTGGGCCAGTTTGCCCCGGATTACCCAAAGTATATGGGTGTCGCCAATATCGGATCTTTGGCCGTAAATGGAACGATGTTCTCCTTTTATGACGTAGCAACCTTTTATGGCGCTATCTTTCAATCTGCAAGAGTTGATAATATCTGCTTAAGACCCATGACATCTGTTGGAGTTTTGGGTTCAGAAAGCGTCATTGGACCATCTCTTGGTTTGGCGTCTAAACCGTTTGTATTTAACGGATCGATTTATACATTCGCAACCAATCAAGATAACTTTCAGCCATCGTATTATCTGATTAATTCAACAGGATTGGTTATCTCTCAGTTTGCGTACGGGAATGCTGGACCCTTTTACTCTTATGGAGTTCCTTCTCCTTATGTTGATAGTTTTGGCGCCTCTGTTTCTTATTTAAAACAGGACCTTTTGGTTCCGCAAAACACAGGTGTTGTTGGAAGTAATACTAATTTGCTGATCACAAATCCCTTCTATTCCCAAACAGGAATCAATTACGGCTCTTTCACTTTCACAGCTTCTTCCATTTCTGCCATCCAAACTGGCAATACGGTCTCAATCAATGGTGGTTTCTTGTGGAGTTATGATGGGTCTTTGCCATTTGAAAATAACTTCTTCCAATTTCCAGTTGGTCCTCAAACAACGGTCGCACCAGTTAGCTCTGGGACTGCGATTGCTAATTTTACCGATATGTCAGCTCAGAGATATCAGTATCAAGCCATCTTTGAGAGCATGGATAACCAGGGAAATATCGCAAGGTCTCAACTTGGAATTGGAAACACTCCCTCTGCCCCATCCGGCGTTGGTTCTATGTTTGCGACCATTGGTATCTCAATGCCGAGACTTAGTTATCGAAACTTCCAAAGTCCTATTACGGTTTCGCTTTATAGATGGTCGCAAGCTCAACCCATTTTTTATAAGCTTGGTTCCTTGGTTTACAACGGTATCGATTACCAGGGCACTATTTCAAATAGATTAAGCTGGTTTGGCGGAGTAAACGGAGCAACGACAGGTCTTTTTGATTCAGTCACATTTACCGATAAGACAGGCGATAGCGCTATTACTGGAAACGAAATCATCTATACCAATGGCAATGTCGTAGAGGATTCTCCTGCTCCATCTTTTATTGCCACTGATATTTGGGATGAAAGGCTTTGGGGTATCTCTGCCGAAGATGGAACTCTTTGGTATTCGAAAACGCTCGTATCAAACACTCCGGTTGAAACGAATGGAGACTTCTCTCTTTACGTTCCTCCAAACCAAACATCTCAAGGGACAGCACAAAAACCACTTTGTCTTGCTCCGATGGATGAAAAACAGATTATCTTTTGTAAAAGCTCAATTCTTTTCATCACTGGATCTGGTCCTGATGCAACTGGAGCTGGTTCTCAATATTCAGAACCCATTCAGATTCCATCGCAAGTTGGTTGCTCTAACCCAAGAAGTATTGTGCAAACGCCTTTTGGCGTCATGTTTCAATCCGATAATGGCATCTGGCTTCTTGGTCGAGATCTATCCGTTAAGTTCGTTGGTAAAGATGTCGAAGCTTATAACAGCATTCCAATTACATCCGCTGTCTGCGTTCCCGGGACTAATGAAGTTAGATTTTCTCTCAATAACGGTACAAGACTTGTCTATGATCTCTTGGCTGACCAATGGACTTCTTTTTCTGGATTAAACATTCAATCTGGAACGATCATTAATAATTTGGACACGGTCGTTACGACTACGGGCCAGGTTTATCAGGAAGCTCCAGGTGTTTATTTAGATAACTCAATTCCAGTGACAATGGGATTTACCACTGGATGGATTAATCTCTCTGGCCTTCAAGGGTATCAAAGAGCTTATTGGATGGAGATTTTAGGAACATTCCAATCTCCACACACTTATACTCTCGGCATCGCCTATGACTACAACCCGACAATCATTCAAACGGCAACGATTAGTCCATATAACGTCGTTGGATCTGGGTCGATGGTTGAGCAATGGGATGTGTTCTTTAAATATGATCAGTGTCAGAGTTTTCAGTTAACTTTCAATGAAATCTCTAGCGGATCTGCCGGTGCAGGCCTTACGATTAGTGCGATTAATTTAGTTTACGGCAAGAAGAAAACGTTTGCTCGTAACATTGCTTCGAAAAATAGGACTGGATAGGGGGGGGGGAAGAAATGGCTGATACACATACAGTGATGCCAAAGAAACTAGCTCAGGCTTTGATGGAAGCCGGAATGCAGCACTTCGATATTGGCGGGATGGTCAATCAGCAACGAAGCGGAGTCGGGGGCCTTATCAGCAGCGTTGCTGGGTCTAACAACGACTTTCAAGCGGCTGGAGTAGATAACGTTGGCCAAATCGGACAACTCTCCGGCCAATACCAAGATGTGTACGGGCAGCAACAATCCTTAGCTAATCAGCTCTTAGCACAAACGCAAGGCGGAGGACCGGGGAATGCTCTCGTGGCCCAACAAGGAGGTAATCTTGCGGCTCAGCAAGCGGCGACGCAAGCGGGTGTTAGGGGTGCAAGTGCTAATCCAGGGCTTGTGGCAAGAAACGCTCAGGTCGCGGGCCAGCAAGGACAAAATCAGGTACTTAATGCGCAAACTGCCATGCAGTTACAAAGTCAAAATGCTTTGGCTCAACAGCAAGCTGGAATGGCAAATCAATCTCTGCAAGGCCAGTCGATTGCTCAAGGGGCCATTGCAGCGGCCAATAATGTCAATGCTGGCGTGGCTGGACAAAATGCTGCAACAAATGGCGGGATCTTTGGTGGTCTCGTGGGCGGATTTGGATCTGCTCTTGGTGGACTCTTCAATCAGGGCGGAGAAGTTAAAAAAATGGCGGTTGGTGGTCCGGTCAATGACAACATGGGAATTACTAATTACAGTGGCAATGGCCCCATTGCTCTTCCAAGCACAACTCAAGCGTATCAACCTAAGGGTGATGGCGGGGGAGGGGGCGGAAGCGGCCTTGGCGCACTAGCGCTTTTGGCAAATGGTGGGCAGGTTCCACATATGGCAGCTGGTGGTATCGCTCAGTTTGGCCAAGGTGGTGTGCCTCTTTTTGGTGGTGGCGCCTCTCAAACGGGAAATGGCCTTGGAAGTTTTCTTGGCAAGGGATTAGCCTCCCTCTTTTCTCCCTCTCCTACGGATCCGAATGGTAACAACGGCTATAATCAATATGCAGCCTCAGGTCTTGATCCTGCAGCCATGTCAAACGATGCTTCAAGGCAAGCGGCTATACAAGCAGGAGGATTGCCTCCAGATACCGGAGTAGATCAACAATACGGAATGCCTAATCCTACACAGCAACTTCCAGTTGCTGGCGGACCCGGAGTTTATGCTCCCGTAGTTGGTGATCCTTTTGCTGGCGTAGGCCCGCAATATCAAGTTGGACAACAAAATCCTGATTTTCAAAATCATGCGCATGGCGGAAGAATTGGTTTTGGACAAATGCTTGCAGGCGGAAGCGTTCCTGGAAAAGCGAGCGTTAAGGGTGATTCTGAAAAGAACGACACGGTTCCAACCATGCTCTCTCCTGGTGAAGTCGTTCTTCCAAGATCGGTTGCTCAAGCACAAGATGCTCCAGCTAAAGCTGCTGAGTTTATGAAACATTTGAAGAAGAAAAAACGTGGCTACGAAGGTGTGGCAGAGGCAAGGAGGGGTCGTGTTTCCTAAGCATTATTCTTTGCATTCAGAAACGGACAAACACTTTGTCATTCATGATCAAAGGGACAATAAAACGTTTCATGTAGCCAAAAAAGATATTCATCCTGCAAATCAGATGAAAATCATGAAGATGCAAAAGCTTTCGGAGGGTGGCGGCGTTGATCCAGTTGATCCAAAGGATGTTTCGGATTGGATGTCGGGACTTAGGAAAACTGGTGCCGCAATCAAGGACGATATCT